TCTTCTCTTACGGATTTCTGCTTCCATGCGTAGGAGTTCTTCCCACCCAGATTGACCTTGAGAAAACTGTATAAAAGTGCGTAAGTCATTTCTTTGTTGTTCCAGTTGTTTTTTAGCAGCAAACGCTTCTATTGCTTCTTCTTCTATGCTCTTGGCATTGAGTACCTTACGGAGCATTGATGGGTTGTTAGCAGACTTGTGGGCAGCATCTACGTCACTGACTGCACCCATCCATCTTGACAAGTCCTTTCCCATACTTTCAATGTCTCGTCCTGCTGCAAAGGCACGTTTAATTCCATTGAAAGCCGTGCTTGCTGTTGCGACAGCAGCTGATATTGTGATGGGGTCGAACACTACTCAGCGTCCTGTATGGTCAGTGTGCCTTCCTTTACTTGTTCCATAACTTCTTGATAATCTGTATTATCTGGGTCAATTGGTATGTGTAAGTTAGAACCTTCAAGTTTTATTTTTATTGAAGATATTTTGTTACCTGTATGGTCTTTACAGTATTGTGCGTTTGTATATTGTGTCATAGTTCTGCCTTTAAATAAAGAAAACAGTTAGTTGTATCGTTTACAAAAATACCACCTGCGTGTCCTGTTGACCCACTAACATCACTAGCGTTATAAACTGCTGTACATTTCGTAGAACTTGGTGCGCTAATTGATAGGTCATTAAAGCCATCATATGTGCTAGTTCTATAAAACAAAAAATCATCTGTAGCATCAACAGATTCTACAGTAGGTGGTGCCCTCATTTCTACCTTGTGGTCTAAAATAGCTACCATAGTTGAAGATGAATAAAACCAAGCAGGTGCAATATATCCAATATTCACCCCTTTAGGAACAACAGCATAGAAATACCTTAGGCATTTTTCAAGAGTTGTTGCATAAGGCTCATGCTCAAACTCTGTTGGGTTCTGTCCCACTTCTAACTGAACGCCTGTGATGAAGAAAGTTCTGTCTGTGCTGTCATAGAATGAGGATATGCCTACGGCTCTGTTTGCATTTGTGTTTGAAGCCCATGCACTTGAGTTTAACGTACCACTTGTATAATTACTTCCTGCATGTAGCCATATTGATAAGTCTAAACTTCTCGCATTGTCATCATCAAAAGCACCTGTAGTATCAGCAGGAAATGTAAG